CGCAGTCGCAGTTGAAAAGCCATATTTTCAAACCCTGCTTATTGCTTCCAACAGGTTTCACAGCGGTAAGTTTTCCAAAAACTTGACCAGAATATCGGATGGTTTATTCATGGTTTGCATTGTACTACGACCGCCTAACAAAGCAACACCACGCACTGCGCACGGCCAGCTACCGGCATATGAGAAATTTACTCAAGGAGTTGGCATGATGCTTTATTTGTTGATTGGCTTGCAGGTGTTGGACCTGCTGACGACTGTGATTGCCTTGCGCAACCCGAAGCTGACCGAGGGCAATGGGCTGCTCAAGCCCTTGTTTGAGCGCTTTGGGGTGCTGCCCACGCTGATTGTGGTCAAGCTGGCTTTTGTCGGCCTGCTGTGGTGGGCGGCGCCGCAAGTGCCGGTTGAACTGCTGTACCTGCTGTGTGCTGGCTACTGCTGGATCGTGTTCAACAACGTCAAACTCATTCGGAGCCACTGATGCACCAAGACATGCCCACTTATAAACCGATGCAGCCGCACGCCACCGAAGGGTTGGTACAAGTGATTGCCGTTCGTTTAGACAACCTGCACGCCGATGTTTCGGGCATGAGGGATGTGCTCAAAGAGCTTGCCACCGCTGTCACCAAGCTGGCAATTATTGAGGAGCGCCAACAGCAGGCCACCCAAGCGCTTGAGCGTGCGTTCAAGGCGCTGGAAAAAGTGGAAACGCGGCTTGACTCAATCGAAAAAGCCCAGCCGTTGCAGCAGCAAAGCGCGGACTGGGTGGGTAAAGCCGTGTGGGCTGCGGTGGCGCTGGTGGGTGTGTTTCTTGCCAAGAAAGCGGGGTTGATGTGAACGACTTGCAAATAACTTTTTGGCTCATCTGGCTGGACATGTGGGGGTGGTCATGGAACTGATTGCTGACGCAAAGAAAGTGTTTCTCAAGGCGTGGTCGGTCCGGCTCGCCCTGCTGAGTGCGCTGTTTTCAGCCGCCGAGGTGGCCCTGCCATTTTTCGGTGAGTTTGTGCCACCGCACACGATGGCAATGCTGGCCGTGTTCACCAGCGCCGGGGCTGCTGTGGCAAGGCTGGTGGCGCAACCTAAGAGCTTGCCATGATCCAACGCAAAACCATTGCTGGGCTGACACTGAGCGCTGCTGCATTGGTGGGGCTGATCATGTCGGAGGGCTACTCGGACAAGGCCATCATCCCCGTGCCGGGCGATGTTCCGACCATCGGTTTTGGCACCACCACCGGTGTCAAGCTGGGCGACAAGATCACCGCGCCGCAAGCAGTAGCCCGAGCATTCGCCGATGTGCAAAAGTTTGAGGGTGCCTTGAAGCAGTGCGTGACCGTGCCCCTGACTCAGAATGAATATGACGCCTATCTGGAACTGAGCTACAACATTGGCAGCGGTGCATTCTGCCGGTCTACGCTGGTGCGCAAGCTCAACGCGGGTGACTATGCCGGGGCGTGTCAGCAAATTCTTGTGTGGGACAAGTTCAAAGGCCAGCCATTGCGCGGCCTGACGCTGCGCCGTGAGCGCGAATACCGGAAGTGCGTGTCATGAATATCACCCTGATCGTCTCCACCGTCGCCGCTGCCGCTGGCTTTGCCGTGGCATGGAATTTACAGGCTCATCAAATCACCAAGCAGGAGTTGAATCATGCACAAGAGCGAATTGAAATCCAACGGGCTGCAAGGGTCGTTGCTGACCGAGCTTCAACGGCAGTCATCGTGGCTCAGAACAATGCGGCGACTCGCGGGGCTGTGCTTCGCCGGGATGCTGATGCTGCTCGTACTGCTGCTTCAGGGCTGCGGGACGACCTCGACATTGCAAGCAGAGCCGCAGCAACCAGTCTTGATGCCGGCACTGTCACAGCCACTACCTTTGGTCGATTACTCATTGCAAGCACAGAGGAATATCGAAAGCTGGCAGCGGACTGTTCGGTCCATGTTTCAGACATCCGAACCCTTGTAGAGGCTTGCCAAAAATGATCATCCGACTATCTGGCTTCCTTGGCGAGAACCGCGCCCTGCACCCCATGCTGCTGCCGGAGACGGTGGGCACGCAATCGACTAATCAGCATCCGGGTCGCGGGGACTTGCGCCCGTGGAACGCACCACTGAACAAGGCCACTGTGCCTGCCGGTCGGGCCACCATCCACCGCATGGGCCGGGATGTCATCAGCGACACCAACTACTGGTTAAGCTGGACGACTCAAGTCCATGTCGTGGTGGCCCCCAACGCTGCCGATACTGCCGAGCGCACTTATTACACCGGGTCCGGTGCACCCAAGTGGACCAACACTACACTGGCATTGTCTGCCGCTCCGTACCCCACGGCTTACCGTGAACTGGGTGTTCCTGCCCCGGCCACGGCTTGCACTTTGCTTGCCTCTGGCGGCACCAGCACGCTGACCGAAACCCGCTACTACACCTACACTTATGTGAGCGACATTGGGGAAGAATCCGCTCCGGCCAGCCCGTCATTGCAATTAACTTGCAAGGCAGACGACACGGTGACGATCAACTCACTGGCCGCACCCCCTGCCGGGGCTTACGGGATTGACCGCATTCGCATCTACCGCACCCAGTCCAGCAGCAGCGGGGCAGACTTTTACTTCTTGCGCGAGATTTCCAGCACGCTGACCACAACGACCGATGACAACCGCGACTTGGGCGAGGTGCTGCCGACCACCACTTGGCTGATGCCCCCTGCGGGATTGAGCTTTCTGACTGGACTGTGGAACGGCATGATGGCCGGGATTGACGGGCGCTCGATCCGCTTCTGCGAAGCCTACACCTTCTACGCATGGCCGATTGCCTATGAGGTGCTGCCAAGCAACGCGCAACCCGTGGCGCTGGCGACTTTCGGGCAGAACCTTGTGGTGCTGACCAACGGCAACCCGAGCATCATCACAGGTGGTACACCCGACGCGATGGATGAACAGCCCATCGAGTTCTACCAAGCCTGCGTGGCTCCACTGTCTGCGGTGGGCATGGGGCACGGGGTGGCATGGGCGAGTCCTGATGGCTTGGCCTACGTGGGCAACGGTGGCCCCCGGATGCTGACGCAGGGCGTGATGACCCGTGACGACTGGCAGGCACTGGTGCCCAGCACGATCAAAGGTTGCATGTACGAGGGGCGCTACTTCGGTTTTTACAACGATGGCGCACGCAAGTGCTTCATCTTCGACCCGGCCAACCCAAACGGCATGTACTTTCTAGACTTCGGCGTGGATGCGCTGCATGTGGATGACCTACAGGACGCGCTGTTTGTGCTGGATGGGGTCAACGTGCAGAAGTTCGACGCTGGCACACCCAAGACCGTGACATTCAAGAGCAAGCTGCACAAGCTGCCCAAGCCGACCCAAGGTTTCGCCTGCGCCGAGGTGGTGGCTGATACCTACCCGGTGACGTTCAAGCTGTACGCTGATGGCACGCTCAAGCACACCCAGACGGTGGCCGACAACAAACCCTTTCGCCTGCCCAGCGGCTACTACGCCAACACGGTCCAGATCGAGGTGTCGGGCACCACGGCGGTGCAGGGGATTGCGATGGCCCACTCAATGCAAGAGTTAGCGAGTACCTGACATGACTGACGAACGCAAAGACCTCCCGCCGACCAAGAGCGCCAACTTTCTGGAGAAGCTGCGCGAGGCTATGCAGGTTTACTTGGGCACGCGTGGAGACGACCTAGATAAGGGCTTGACGTGGCGACACCTGTTTGACGTTGGCATGATCACCGTGCGCCGTGGCACGGGTGGACGCGGGTCGGTGATTACCGGCCCGGCACTGTGCTGGAACCGGCCTACGAGGTTGACCTGACACCGCCGCCCACGCCGAGCGGGTTTACAGCCACAGCGGCCATCATGAATTTGCTGGTGGAGTGTGACTCGCCTGCCTACACGGCAGGGCACGGGCACGCAAAATCGCGCCTGTATGGCTCCACACTGGCAATGCCGGTGTTTGCTGACGCGGTGCGACTGACTGAGTTTGGCGGGACTGTTTCCAGCTACGCGACCAACCCGGCGACCACTTGGCACCTGTGGCTGACTTGGGTAACCGTGGATGGCGTGGAGTCTCTGGTGCCTGCGGGTGGCACCAACGGTGTGACCGTGACCACTGGGCAGGATGTGGCGCTGCTGTTGGATGCCTTGGCCGGAGAAATCACCACCAGCGAACTGGCGACCGACCTGAACACGCGCATTGACCTGATCGACGGCAACACCGCACAACCGGCACTGCCGTACCCACTGGCGAAGCTGGCTGCGCTACAGGACGGCCTGAACCAACGGGCACGCCTGGACCTCGACCAAGCTGCCGTGGACGTGCTGAGTGCGCTGACGGCCATCAACAATACGCAGCAAACGGTGTCAGATGCAGGCATCAACGTCAACCCCGCTACCGGGCTGGTGGAGATTTACGGGCTGGAGCTTGCCAACGACCACCTGAACACGGTGGACTTGCGGCTGGATGCGGCAGAAGGCGCGATCACCCTGAAAGCCTCAACCGCTTATGTGGATGGGGCCATTGCGTCGGCCACGTTGTCACCGGCTGACCTGATTCTGTACAACGGGCTGGATGTTCGTCTGACTACTGCTGAGGCTGAGATTGATGGTCTGAACGGGCAGGTTTTGCTGAAAGCCTCCACAGTTGATTTGACAGACGCAGTGGACCGCATCACCACGGCAGAGGTGGACATCGACTCGTTGCAAGGGCAGATTGCGCTCAAAGTAAACACCTCGGAGTTCGACCTGACCACGGGCGACTTGGAAACCCGGCTGGGTTCGGCTGAAACCGTGATTGCTGCCATTGGCGACACGGCCTCAATTACTGATCTGGTGGTGCAGGGGAGCAGGCGTTACCGGGATGATGCGCAAAGCGCGGAAACGGCTTTGCTGAACCTGTTGAACGGCGTGGCATCTGCCGAAGACCAGCGCGAAACACTGGCAATAGCACGGCAGGAGTTGACCGCTTACACCGATGTTGGCGTGGAAGCTGAAGCCGCGCAGCGCCTAACACTGGCCGCAACCGTGAATGCCAACGTGGCGTCGATTGAGGAAGAAAAGGTAGCTCGGGCACTGGCGGATTCCGCCGAGGCGTCGGCCAGACTGGCGCTGGCGGTGCTGGTAGCCGATAACGCGGCCTCTATCGTGACGGAGCAAAACGCACGGGCGGACGCAGATACCGCAGAGGCCAATTTGCGCATTGCGCTGGCGGTGCTGGTAGCCGATAACGCGGCCTCTATCGTGACGGAGCAAAACGCACGGGCGGACGCAGATACCGCAGAGGCCAATTTGCGCATTGCGCTGGCGGCAGTTGTGGATGGCAACCAAGCCTCACTGGTGAACAACTATTACACCAAGGTGGACACCGACGGCGCCATTGCCGCCAGTGCTAGTACACTGCAAACAACGATTGACGGTAACACCGCTGCGCTGGAGACGCAGGCGCTGTCGATAGATGGCATCAAGGCGCAGTACACGGTCAAGATGGACATCAATGGGGTGGTTAGCGGTTACGGCCTGTACGGCAGCACGGCGGGGTCCAAGTTCATTGCCAACGTGAACCAGTTTGCCGTGACCCTGCCAAGCACCTCGATACCCGACTGGGCGGCAGGCGCGAAAGCACTAGGGGCCATTGCCAAGATCAGCGGTGACACCACCTCGGGCAAGTATTTGGTGTGCGTGAAGGC